TTACAAATATCAATAGTCAATCAAGGAAATATTTTTGTGTAGATCTTTAATATCTGCATGGGTATATACGTCTTCCGTTATATCTTTTGCAGCATGACCAAGTATTTGCCTTATGGCAATTTTATCAGCTCCATTTACATGTAAAGTAGTTGCTACAGTATGCCTTGTATCGTGTGGGGTATGCTTCATATTTAGGTCATTCATTAGTCTATCAAACCTTTCTCTTTTGAAGTTGCTATATTTGTATCTTTCACCTAGTCTATTTCTAAATAAATATTTTTCTTTTGGATTATATCTTTTTTTTATGAAGTCAAATATTTTATCATGGATTGGGACAATTCTATTTATAGAAGCCTTAGTTTTATTGCCTCCTCTTAAATATCTATCTTCAAGATTTACATTTACAGTTTCAATGTTTAGCAATTCATTTATTCTAAATCCTGTATATAAAAGTATAAGTGTTATATCTAGATCCATATAATTATCGAGATTATCCCATAGAGTTTTTATTTCTAATTTACTAAATACTTTGTCTTCAGTTTTCAAATCTGCCTTTGTATTAATTAGTTTCGCTTTATTTGTGATTTTCTTAAGGTTTGGGATATCGTCTGAAAAGTAAGTATATAGCTGATTGAATAGGACAATTATTTTACGCTTAATGCCATGACCAATTTCTTCATCATCTAAGATTATTTGTAAATCATTAGTAGTAATATCAACTAGATTATATTTGTGCAATCTTTGAATATTATTAAATGCTGCTTCATATCCAGCAATGGAGCTTTTGCTTATATCTCTAAATTTCCACTTCTTGTATTTTTCGTATGCTTCTTCTAGCGTTAGATTTGCAGTATCTATATCATATGGATTGGTATTGTATTCTGATAAAGCATTTAAAGCGTCAGCGTATTTTTCATAATATCCAATATATTTTCTTATCTGTTTGCCACATGGAGTATAACCAACGGTAACTCTTGCAGCATATTTCTTTCTTCTTCTACCAGGTAAAGTAACTATATTACCAAATCCATTAGGTAGTCTAAGTTTTTTAGCCATAAAAAATACTCCTTTCTTGTATGTCAAGTGGAGTATATGCTATAATTTTAATGTGAAAAGGGTATAGCAATATACTCTTATTCAATCCCTTACCAGGTGAGAGCGGTAGGGGATTTTTTTTATTTTAAATATTTTTCAATCCTATCAAATATTGTGAGTGGTATTTCACTAATTTTTAGGTATTCATTAATATAAAGATAATCAAGGCTGTTATTTGTAGGTTTAAAATAGTTATCAATTTTTTCTAAGAAATCTTTGTGTACAGTTTTATCCTTAGTAAGTAAAAGTATTGAGATAATCATTGAATATATATTATTATCATCTCCATTATAATTATCTACAAAGATATTAAGAGGGGTCTTCTTAACTAAATTAATATCTAATTTATAATTTCCAGATTTATATTTAATAAATTGCAGATTATGAGCGATTGTATTTCTAAATTTTCTAACTAATTGTAATGAATTAATAAAGCAATTTTGAAGAGATTGTACTTGTTTTGCGTCTTTTATATTTATAGAATTATATAAATCAGGACAAATTAACTTTATTACGTCTAATTTATTTTCAGGTTTTAAATATGAATATAAGTCAATGGCATGATTGAATGTAATATTTTTAAATAATATCCATGCAGGAATATGATCTTTTGTTAAAATATAATGTAATGTGGGTTGGTCAACTTTTTTTCTTGGATTTTCATAGTGCTTTTTATATGTATATTTTATTTTTGAAATTAGATTTTTAAAATTGTCCTTAGCACCTTTTCCTCTCATTTTCCTAAAATTATTAATGCTCAAATATTTATCTTGATAAATTCCGAAATTTTCAGAAATAACATAACTTAAACATGTCTTAAAACTTGTTTCTATAAAAATACTTTGTAAAAAGAGAATATTTTGAAATCCATGATCAAAATTATAAAAAGCGTTTAAAAATTCTAAAGAATATTTTTTTTGATAATCTTCATTAATATCAAAACATCCCTTATATCCGTTAATTAATTCATAATAACTTGCTGATGATAAAATAATTTTAGCTCTATCAACGTCGTCTACTATTAAATTTCTTGATTTTAGTATTTGGATTTGTTCATCATATGTCTTAAAGTTTTTAATTTGTTCATTCATTTATTATCTCCAACTAAAAAAGGCACTCCTTAAGTAGAGTGCCTTTTTTAGTGCCATCAAGGAATAATTCCTCGCGCTGTTCTTCATCTACTTAGATTATAAAATATATTAAATTATTTGTCAATATTAATTATTTTTACTGTATCTCCAAGATGTATAGTTTCATCCATTTCCTTAAATTTTTCAATTAATGGAGTTATTTCATTTTCTTTAACATTAAGTTCTGATTCAATTCTAGAATTGCCTAGAAACTCAGAAAAAGCATTTGTCATAGAGCTTAAATCTCTAGTAAAAGGACTAGGCTTCATAATAAATTTTTTACACTCAGAAAAATTTTCAAACACTTTATCTATTTCTAGTTCATCTTTTACAAAATCATAGGTTCCATAATGATAATCATTGAATTCAATATCATCTCCAGTTATTACAATTCTAACTCTTTGTCGTTTTTTAGCGCCTTGTTTGAAACCATAATTTATTAATATCGAAGATTTAGATAATATTTTGATTACTTTATATTCTTCATTGAGCAACATACCTATTTACCTCCAAAATATTAAATATATTTGTCTTATTATTTGCTATAGCAATAACTTTCATTTTTTACCTCTTTTTCTTTACTTCCACTTGTTTACAATTATCCAACAGATTCTTATATCTTCCATCTACTCCCCGACAACATATTTAACTATTTCTAATTTGATACACACCTACCATTTCACCAAGTATCATTACATCTTCATTGTTAGTTAAGACAATAGGTTGATAATCTTGATTACAAGGTTGTAGAATAATTGCATTATCAGTTTTAACAATCTTTTTAAGTGTTGCTTCATTATCTATAAGGACTGCAGCAATTTTTCCGTTATCAACATCGCTAACCTTTTTTAAGAATACCAGGTCATTGTCGTAAATTTCAGCTTCAATCATTGAATCGCCTTTAGCTTTTACTATGAAGTCAGCTTTTATACTTGTATCTGCAACAAAGTATCCATCAAAGTTTTCATAAACCCATATAGGTTCGCCACAGGCTATGGTGCCTAGGATAGGTATTTTCTTAGCTAAGCTATCAGTTATATCAATAACATTATTAGGTTTTACCATTGGTACATCATATCCCATCAACCAAGGTTCAGAAACACCTAAAGCTAGAGCAAGGATTGTTAGCTTTTCTTGCGATGGTTCAACTTTACCTGATACATATTGACTTAAATCATTTCTCGCTAATCTTATATTATATTTTTTAGAATATGGTTCAGCTTTCCTTAATATATCAACTTGTCTTAGGTTTCTATCGTTCATTATTTCTTTTAATCTCATAGAAGTATTAGTTCTCATAGCATCTCCTACTTTAATATTTCCTTACTTATATATTTAATATTATAATACTATGTTTTGAATATATGTTCAAGTATTTTGAAGATAAATTTATAAAAAGGTAAGAAAAGTTCATTATTTTTGAATAAAAGTGTTGACAAGGTAAAAAAGTTTTGATACTATATAAATGGTTCAAATAAATTGAACAGAAAGGGGGATATTTTGTATAACTTAAATAAGCTAAAAGGAAGAATAATTGAAAAGTTTGGCACTCAAGGAAATTTTGCAAAAGCAATGGGAATGTCTGAACGAACAGTAAGCTTAAAGCTTGACAATCAAGTTGACTGGAAACAATCTGAAATAGTTAAAGCTTGTGAATTATTAAAGATTCCAAAAGAAGAAATAGCAGATTATTTTTTTACACTAAAAGTTCAATAAGATTGAACAAAAGGAGACAATATGAATAAGCAAGATGTAATAGATTACCTAAACTTTAGAAAAAAATTCACTAAATGGGATTGGGCACAATTGAATCATTCAGTAATGTTTAGAGAAAATGAAAGAGCCGACCAAATAAAATTGGACGACTCGGACATTGAAATTATTTTAGAAAGACTTAAATCTAGTAAGTCACTATCTGAATAAAAACTGGGTTTATGCGATAATTCTTTCCTTGATATTCAATATTGACATAATCGAGATATTCATAATTATTATACATATCTCTTTTATATGGAGAAAAGACTTCTGGATTTTCTTTAAGCCATTGATCAGCAGAAACTCTATCTTCACCAATTTTGACAGTATCATCAGTTGAAAGATTTACCCATTCACCAATTAAACAAGCATAAACATATTTCATAAAATAACCCCCTTTCGATAATACTTGGTGATTAACACCTAAGTAAAGTATATCAAAGGAGTAACTAAAAAAGGAGAAGATATGAACGAATTAATACTAAGTGAAGATTCAACAATAGAACTAAATATAAAAGTGAATGGAAAAAGTAAAAAAGACTTATGTAGAGCTTTAAGCGTTTTACAAGAAAAAATCGAAAATACAGAAAAAGAAATAATCGAAATAAATACTGCTGGGAACATGCTGATTATAGGGGCGGAAACTGAAACTTACTTTATACCTTTATGGCTTAAATAAAAAAAGACTATGAAAAACATAGCCTTAATTTCTTAGATTATTCAAAATCTAAAAAAACAACATCATATTTAGCATTAATGTAGAAAGGAGTGAGAATGGGAAACTTTTTAGAATTACAAGGCTTTGATAGCTTGCAGGAAGAAAGACATATGGTGAATAAAGACCTAAGTGTAAGGCTTGTTACAACAATGACAACATATCCAGTAGCACATAAAGAACTAAAAAAGGCATTTGACGAATTAAAAAAAGCCCTTGAAGCTAGAAAAATAAACTTACAAGAGCTTGATTATTTAGAAAATGTAGTTAATAAGCTATTACTAACAACAGTGGTTATCAAGTGCGATGAAAGATATGAAAAAGAATAAAATCATTTATTTATAACATTAAATGCAATATATCCATTACCGATTTCTTGTGCTGTAAGTTTAGTATTTGGGCCGCTATAAACTTCTTTAACAATTCTATCAGGTGTATTAATTAAAGCTTCTTTGATTTTAGATTTAGAGTCTTCAATATCTTCAACATCGAAGCTATATGTAAAAACTCTAATGCCTGATATATCAAAAGGAATTGTATTTTTATCATTGTTAGATTTAATGATTATTGTAGGTAAGTTTGACCTGATTCTATAACCTAATTCGTAAAAAACATTTGGGTTTAGATTAGTGATATCCACTATACAATATTTTGATTGGTCAAGATGTTGATGTATATCATCAGTAATCTTTGTCCCTTGATTTATTTTATCAACTCTAATTAGATTGATTTTTAAGTCGTCGCAAATAGGTTGAAGAATTAAACGCATAAGCTTATCAGAACGTATTCTATCTGGAGAGTTGGAGCTCCCAATAGGACAAACTAAAAAACAGGTTTTCATATAAAACTCCTTTCAAAAATATTTCCATAACCTATGTGGATAACTTTGAAATCAAACCAAATGTTGATAACTTTAAGGCGGAAATCAATATATAGTACAGAAAACAAAACTAAACGCAACATATAGTTGTGGATAACTTTATTATATAAGGAGAGAAAAAATATGTCAATAGTACAAAATGTGGATAAGTTAAAAATGTTAAGAGAAAAATCAGGGTTAAGTCAAGCTAAATTAGCTAAGTATGTAAATATAAGTGAAGCAAGATATCAAAACTATGAAAAAGGAAGAAGAAACATGCCGATTAAATTAGCAAGAAGTATGGCAGATATATTTGATGTTAACTGGTGGGAATTATATGAAGAGTAGGAGGGAATAATGGAAGAAATAATTATCTCTACAATAACAAGTATCATAACTAGATTCGTGATAATTAAATTCCATATGAGAAAAATAACTGATTATCATGTAAAAAGAAAGAAAATTGAAGAAAAAGAATTTCAAGAGTTGCTTGAGAATATTAAAGAAACAACTCTTGAAATCGTGAAAAAAATGTTAGAGACAAACTTTTAATAAATAGAAAGGAGGGGAAGAGATGAGTAAAGTAATAAAACGAACTGAAATAAAAATTAAAGTATCAGATGTCAATAAATTAGAGGAGATATTAAAAAAGATAGATAAATTAGAAAAAGAGCACACACTGTCATGTACTCTTTTAATAGAAATAGATCCTAATATCTTACTTGCTGAGTAGATGGGTTATCTGAAGATAATTCATCAGCCAAAGTCAATATAAAATTAGCGATATCTTTAGCGGTATCTTCTGGATTAGCGTGATGATTAAATAAGTCATTTTCTAATGCTAATTTACCTAATTCTGAAGCTAAACGCAATGAAGATTCTTTGTTAAATTTTATATTTTTCATAATATCACCTCCTTATAATTATTTGGTACTGCAATACCATAATTTAATTATATCAGGAGATAAACAAAATTATATAGAAAGGAGAACACGATGAAAGAATTTCTCACAGTCACTACAAAAGAAGCAGCTAAGCTACTTAACATATCAGAGCAAGGGTTAAGATTTGCACTTCAACAAGGCGTATTTCCTTTTGGAGTCGCAGTTAAACATAAACAAAATTATGAATACTACATTTACAAAGTAAGACTAGAAAAGTACTTAAAGGGGGAATTATGAGAAGAAGAAAAAGACGTAGAAGTTTAATTGAAAGAATGCATCCAACTTTACAAATATTATCAATATTAATCGGTGGATTTGCATTTGTAGGTTGGAGTATGGCTGGTATTTGGTTTTTATATTTAATCATGATGTAAGGGGAATAAATGAGCGACAACAAAAATCAAGAAACATTAATTATTAAAAAAGTAAAAACATATGGATCTGGAGAACAAGTATTTAGACTACCTTCTGAACTTGCAAAAGAAGTCATTGAGATAGCTGAAAGCACACATAAAACCAATAAAGAAGTACTGTCTGAATTGGTTTCATGGGCTTTAGAAAGATGCGAAATTCAATAATAAAAAAAAGAGCTGTCAAAGAGTATTTGACAACTCATGGTTAGTAAAATTCCACTCTTACTAACCTAATTATATCAGAAATTAGGAGGAATACAAATGAGAAATTATGAAAGAGATTATGATAATTGGCTTTTTAAACCTTATGACTATCAAGAAGAAGATGAAGAGATGGAAGAATATGACGATTCAGATGATAGATACGAATACGAAAGGGATAAAGAGTTATGGTAGAAAAAATTGATACAAGACAAATGAGTCATGATGAATGGTTAAGTACAAGAAGCAAATATATAGGTGGATCAGATGCTGGAGCTATAGCAGGTCTTAATCCTTGGAAAAGCTTATTAAGTATATATTTAGAAAAAACTGGACAAAAAGAATTAGTTTCTAAAGATAATGAACGAATGAGAATAGGAAGAGACTTAGAAGATTATGTTGCTAAACGATTTGAAGAAGCTACAGGTAAAAAAGTAAGAAGAAATAATTTTATGATGATAAAAGAAGATTTTATGTCAGCAAATGTTGACAGAGAAGTTGTTGGAGAAAATGCAGTTTTAGAATGTAAAACTACTAATTCGTATGCTAAAGATGACTGGGAAGAAGATAGCATTCCAGTGCATTATGAATTGCAATGTCATCACTACATGATGGTAGGAGGATATGACAAAGCATATATTGCAGTTTTAATTGGAAATGAAAAATTTGTATATAAAGAGATCCCAAGAGATGAAGATGTAATTAAAATGCTTTATGAATTAGAAAAGAATTTCTGGACTGAAAATGTATTAAAAAAACAATTACCAGAAGCTGATGGAAGCGACTCATACTCTGAAGAGTTAAGGCAAAAATATAAAGGCGGAATTGAAGATTCTATAGATCTTTTAATTGATGAAGAAAGACTTACAAGATTAGAAGAATTAAAGAAAATGGAGAAAGAAATAAAGTCTCAAATTAAAAAGATAGAACAAGAAATTCAAGTAGAAATGGGAGACTATGAAGTAGCTACTACAGATTCATATAAGTTTACCTGGAAAACTCAAACTAGAACGTCAATTGATACTAAAAAGCTAAGAGAAGAAAATCCAAATATATATGATAAATACTTAAAAATAAGCACATTTAGAACATTTAGAACCAATAAAATTAAATAATAAAGGAGCTTAAAATGGCACAAGCAAAAGAATTATTAGAAAACAAAACAAATAATACAGTTAAAAAGTCTGAAAAACAAACAATGGAAAATTTACTAACCTTAATGGCTGATGAGATAAAAAAAGCACTTCCTGAAAATGTAAAATCTGAAAGGTTTAGAAGAATAGCTTTAACTGCATTTAATGGTAATAAAGATTTACAACAATGTGAACCTACATCATTTTTAGCAGCAATGATGCAATCTGCACAATTAGGACTTGAACCTAACACACCATTAGGACAAGCTTATTTAATACCTTATAACAATAGCAAGAAAAATATTAAGGAAGTTCAATTCCAAGTTGGTTATAAGGGAATGCTAGATCTTGCTCATAGGACTAATCAATACAAAAACATTCAAGCAAATATAGTTTATGAAAAAGATGAATTTGATATTGAATATGGATTAAACCCTAAGCTAAAACATATCCCAAACATGAAAGAAGATAGAGGACAAGCTATTGGATATTATGCAGTTTATAACCTAATAAATGGCGGACAAGGTTTTGAATATATGACAAGAGCAGAAGTTGAAAAACATGCTCAAAAGTTTTCTAAAACATATAGAAATGGTCCATGGCAAACTGATTTTGATGAAATGGCAAAGAAAACTGTACTTAAAAAGGTGTTGAAATATGCTCCAATGAGTACTGAGTTACAAGAAGCAACTGCTATAGATGAAAGAGTTGTGAATGAAGAAAATATCAAAAGTAAAAATGAAGATAAATTTGTCGATGTAGATTGGTCTTATGTTGATGATGTTGAAGAAGATGTTATTGAGTAGGAGCTAATATGAAAATAGAATATGAGATTTCAAAAGAATTTATTGAAAATTTAAAATCAAAAATCGAAAGCGGAAAGTTAGGAATAACATATTGTCACGGAGAGTATTTTGGTTTTGGGGAAGATTTAGAAGAGTTAGAACAGAAAATCATTGTAAAATTGCTTGAAAACGAAATCGACAGTAGGGAGTAAGAATGAATACAGATGGAATGGGGCATATCAGTCTCAATAGAGAGATAAGAGACCATCCTATTTGGAAAGCTGAACCCTTTAGTAAAGGACAAGCTTGGACAGACTTATTAATGCTTGCCAACTGGAAAGATAATTATGTCTTCGTAAAAAATAAAAACATTTTAGTTAAGAGAGGGCAAAGACTAACTAATGAAGATTTTTTATCAAAAGAGTGGAAATGGTCAAGAGGGAAGGTTCGAAGATTTTTAGAATATCTCGAAAACGATACAATGATTGAGACAACAAAAAGTACAATATATGGAACAATGATAACCATTGTAAATTACGACAAATGGCAAGGTGGCCGAACAACAAATAGTACAACAAACGATACAACAGACGGTACAACTGACGGACAGCAGACGGACAGCAGACGGTACAAGAACAATAAAGATAATAAAGATAATAAAGATAATAAAGATAATAAGAGTACTCATAGCACTCAATTCGATTATGTCATTTCTGAATGGAATAACCTGGATAAAAATATACCTAAGATTCAAAACATTAATTCAGGAACTGAAAGATATAAGTTATTAAAAGCTAGAGAAAATGAGTATGGAAAAGAAAACATAGTAAAAGCCATTAGAAATATAAATAATTCTAGTTTCTTAAAAGGCTATGAGAAATCTTGGAAGATTACATTCGATTGGTTTATAAAGCCTAATAACTTTATCAAGGTGCTAGAGGGGAATTATGATGATTCAAAAAATCATAATCATATAAATTTACACAGTAAAGATAAAAGAGATGATGTAAAAGAAAAAGAAGCGTTCGTTCAAATGAAACTAAACCAGAAGTTACCGATAAAAATTAAAAACAAGGAGAAATAGAAAAATGAAAGATCTAAAAGATTTAAGAGATTTGGTTGGATATGTTTTATTAAACTATCCAAGTACTCGAGATAAAGACGAATTATTGTATCTAGAGATATTAAGGTTAAAAGGATATGAGATGAATGCTGATACTTTTTTGAATTATAAAGATTATAACCTTCCTTCATTTTCTTCAATATCTAGAGAAAGAAGAAGAGTGCAAGAAGATGAAAGGCTTAGCAAGCATATTGTTGACTGGAAACTTCAATCAACAAAAGCAGTAGAAAAATTTAGAAGAGAATTAGAAAAACAGTATAGAAATTATTATAGGGATTAGGAGATAGGAATTGAAAAGATATTTAGACAAAGACGAAGTTCAAGAAACTATAATCAATAATTTCAAATCAGTAAGTGATTTCTGCAGATTTATAAATATATCAAGATCTCATTTTGATGGAATGATGAAAAAAAACATATCATGTGGTAAAAAGACATTGAAGAAATTAGAGAAGTTAAAAGATGTATATATAGATGACGTAGAACAGTTATTAGAACCTTTGCCAATATTGATTGGTGATGAAAAGTTTCAAGAAATAGTCATTACTGATACTCACGATAATTTAATAGCATCTATATCCTATCCAAAGACAATAGTAAACAATGATTATAAAATTGAGTACATCCCACTAGATCTAACCTAAATTATTTTTATTAGACTTATCAGGATTTGATACAGGAGTTTTAACACCATTTATAATCCTAATATGATAGTTATTATAGTTTCCAGCTTCAATTGCTTTTACAAAGGTTTTTCTATTCATGTATCTATTTGAGGTTGTGTCCTTAAAGTTTAAGTTTCTTCCAGACTTAGTTTCTCTAGTTACCTTAACTTTTCCCATATAACCTCCTTTCCTGGTTAGAAGTTTATCTTAGGAGGATGTACTCATTATAAATTATATCAAATTTGACTAAAAAATAAATATATATAGTACAGAGTGTAAAAAGAAACACAACATATAGTGTAAAAAGGAGAGTAAAATATGGCAAACATAGTAGCGCTTACTGGAAGGCTAACCAGAGATCCAGAGATAAGATATGTACAAACTAATGGTAATACAGCTGTAGTTAGATTTAATATAGCTGTAGATAAAAACCTATCAAGAGAAAAAAAACAAGAGATGGAATCTAGAAACCAACCAACTGCAGACTTTATAAACTGTGTTGCTTGGGGAAAACTTGGAGAAAATATTACTAAATATACAGGAAAAGGATTAAGAGTATTAGTAAATGGAAGAATACAAACAAGTTCTTATGAAAAAGATGGACAAAGAGTTTATATAACAGAAGTATTAGCTAATAATATTGAATTTATAGATTGGAAAGACAGTAATTTCCAAAATGGAAATAACTCAACCGTTGCAAATAATGCAACATTTGAAGAGCAACTAGACTATCCAGATGACTTTGACCCAACAGAAGATAGAGGTCGCATTCCATTTTAGGAGTGGTCATCATGGAACAAAGAAGGAATAATAAACAATTTAAGGAACATAATAATAGGCAAAAAGCTAATAAATTAGCCGAATACATTACTGGAGATAATTTAAGAAAGTATTGTAGAGACAAGATAAATGAGTATGTAAAAGGAGCTATAAGTGTATTTGATGGAGCGGTGGGAAGTGGTCAATTAGAGCAATACCTTGATGCTAGGCACATTTACGGTGTTGATGTGCAGAATGAATCATTAGAAGCTCTTGCAGAAAATTACGATAATGTGACTACTTACCATATGAGCTTCTTTGAGTTTGATGAAGATATTGAAGCTGATGTAACTTTAATGAATCCGCCATTCTCGTTAGAGTATAAAAGTTTAAGTGAAAAAGAAAAAATAAATATAGCAATGGACTTTCCATGGAAGAAGTCTGGCAAACTTGACGATATATTTATACTTAAAGGGTTGAAATATTCTAAAAAATACGGATTCTTTATAATCTTCCCAGGAGTAGCATATAGAAAGACGGAGTTAAGATTTAGGCGAGAGGTAGGAAATAATCTTGTTGAGATAAACGAAATTAGAAATGCATTTGAAGATACAAATATAAGCGTTTTATTTCTTGTCATTGATAAAGAAAAAGAAATTGATGATGTAAAAAGTTCTATATTTGACTGTAAACTAAACAAATTAATTTATGAAGAGTCTATAAAAATTAATCCTGACAAATGGGATTACGCAAGAGAGCCTGTAGAGAAAGAAGTTGTTGACATAGATTTGGTTGAAAGGGAGCTAAATGAAATAGATATTAAAAATTTGGAAAATAAATTAGAAACAAGGTTATTTTTGTATGAAACTTTTGGTAAAGATAGTGGAACAGAAAATTTTATAAATGCGTTAATTGAAATAGCCGAAACATTTAAAAGGAGATATGAAAATGCAAGAAAAGCAAAGACACAAAGCACAGCAGATTAATAAAGTGAGAAAATATCATGATTTATGCAGACCTAAAGTAAAGGGGTGTCCATTTTGTGAAACACCAATAGTCACAAATGTTTCATATAACGGAGTAAGATTTTTTGAATGTGGTAATTGTGGATTAAAAGCAAGTTTTATGTGGAGCGACGAGACACAGTCTTTAGAAGATTGGAATAACCGAAGCTAAGACCATTATCAATGGAAAACTATGAGGAATTGAAGTAAGAAAGAAATTAAATAGAAATTCTTATGGATTTGAAGTTGATAAGAAATTCTACAACTTAGCAGTAAATGAAATGTTAAAGGAAGAAGACGAGCAACAAATAGATATGATTAACTATCTAAATTAAAGTTTAAAGGCTTTTACCTACCTAGGTGTATGATTATATGACTAAAGGGTAAAAGCCCTTAAATAAACTAAAATAGGTATAAAATAGGCGATTATAAATTAATAAAGGATATTAGGTTGAGATACAACAAATATAAAAATAAAAAATCTACATATGATGGAATAACATTTGATTCTAAAAAAGAAATGAATCGATATAGAGAACTAAAACTATTAGAAAAAGGTAAGGCTATAAAGAATCTAGAACTACAGCCTGAGTTTTTACTTATACCAACACTAAGATATGAAAATCAGAAAACTGATAGAAAAACAATTTATAAGGCTGATTTCAAATACGAGAATAAAAAAGGTCAAATAATAGTTGAAGATGTTAAAGGGTTTAAGACTGATGTATATCAAATTAAAAGAAAATTATTAATTCACAATATGAGAAGCGGACTATATGGCTATGAATTTGAGTTTAAGGAAGTGTAAAAAATGAACTATTGGGAATTTCCTAATAGTTCAACCAAAGGAGGACATATGAAGTATTTTCAACTTGCAGATAAATATATACGCATTACAACAGAGATCACTTACTTAGAAGATTTAATAAAAAGTGATAATGATTTGGCTCTTGTTAGACAACTTGAACAGCTAAGATTAGATCAAAAGGAAATTGCGTCTATGATAGATGAGTATAATGGAGTGAAAAATGACGGTAGAAGAAGTGAAGGTTTGGCTTAATAGAGCTTATAGAATAGATGAGGAAATCGAAAGAGAAAAAAAAGAATATATTAGACTTGATGATGTTAAAAATTCAGTTGGTGGTAGTAATCTAGACAAGCCGAACGTTCAAACTTCTGCTCCTAAAAGTGCTAATTTTGAAGATAGAGTAATAAGGCTTGATGAAATCCAACAAAGTATAAAAGATAGGATAGTTGAAAAAGAAGAAGTAAAAGAAGAAATAGCAAAAAGTATTGATATGCTTGATGATCATTTTCAAAGGAAAGTTATTATACTTAGACACTTTAATTACTATAAATGGAATAAGATTGAAAAATATATGCATTATTCTGAAAAACAATGCCGAAGAATTTATCAAAAAGCTATAGAAAACTTAGTAAAAATAATAGATGAAAAAGAGAAACGATTAAAAGATGTCCGATAATGTCCGATTGACCTATGATATTATAGTAGTGTGGAAGATTAAAGACTGAAAGAAAATTACAACATATAAGAAGAATAGATGTATAGACTAGAGTTTATCAGTCTTTTATTACTTCTATATCATATACTTTATAAGAGATTGCCCCTCCTGCAGTCTCTTTTTTAGTACATAGAAAGGAGCTGATGATATGACTAAATTGACAATAAAACAAAAAAAATTTGCTGATGAATATATCATCAGTGGTAATGCTACAGAAGCGGCTAAAAAAGCGGGATATAGTAAAAAAACGGCTTCTGTAATTGGAGCTGAAAACCTAATAAAACCTAATATAAAAAAATACATAGAAGATAGATTAAAAGAGATAGAAGCTTCTAAATTCTTAACGATGGAAGAAGCTTTACAGATTACTGCAAGTATTGCACGTGGAGAACCTAGAATAGTAAAAAAGACAATAGGATATGAAGGTGGAAATCCAGAAATATTAAATATTTTAGAATCACCAAATTATACAGATAGTCTAAAAGCACTAGAGCATTATTACAAAATAAATGGTAAATTTACTGAAAAGCAAGAGATTGATATTAAGCCTATTATCATATCAGGTGGTGACAAACTTGAAGACTAATAAAATTTATCTTCCTGAAATTGTAGGAAAGGGATATGCTACATTTTGGAATTATGATGGAAGATATAGAATTGTAAAAGGATCTAGAGCAAGCAAGAAGTCTACAACAACAGCTCTTAATTTAATTTATAGAATAATGGCATATCCTAACTCAAATGCTTTAGTTATAAGAAAAACTTATAGAACATTACAAGATAGTTGCTATGCTCAATTAAAATGGGCATGCAATAAATTAGGTGTAGAAGATTATTTTGATTTTAGACTTGCTCCATTAGAAATAATATATCGACCTACAGGACAAAAAATTCTATTTAGAGGATTAGACGATCCATTAAAAGTAACATCTGTAACGGTAGATGTCGGAGTACTTTGTTTTTTATGGATAGAAGAAGCCTATGAAATAATGAAAGAAGAAGATTTTAATATGCTTGACGAGTCTATAAGAGGGGAAGTTCCAAATGGTTTATTTAAGCAAATAACCTTAACGCTAAATCCATGGAATGAAAAGCACTGGATTAAGAAAAGATTCTTTGATTATAAAGACGATGACATATTAGCTATAACAACAAATTATATGTGTAATGAATGGCTTGATAGTTCAGATATAAAAGTATTTGAAATGATGAAAAAGAACAATCCTAAAAGATATAAAGTAGCTGGACTTGGAGAATGGGGAATTGTAGACGGCTTAGTTTATGAAAATTGGAGAGAACAAAAATTTAATATAGAGGATACTGGGAAAAGTATCACAGTAGCAGGTTTAGACTTTGGTTATACCAATGATCCAACTGCTTTTTTTATTGGATTTTTAGATAAAGAGAACAAAAAACTATTTGTATGGGATGAAATATATAAAAAAGGACTTTCAAATAAGGCAATATATGAAGAAATTAAAAGAGCAGGATATGAAAAAGAGAGAATTACTGCTGATAGTGCAGAACCTAAGTCTATAGATGAGCTATATGGTTATGGATTAAGAATTAAGTCAGCTAAGAAAGGTCCAGATAGCATATTAAATGGTATTCAGTGGATACAAGACTTAGAAATTATAATTCATCCTAGATGTACTAATTTTTTAACTGAGATTAGTAACTATCAATGGAAGAAAGATAGGTTCGATAAAGTGTTAAATAAGCCTGTAGATGATTTTAATCACTTACTTGATGCTATGAGGTATGCACTAGAAGATAAAATCATTACAAACGAAATTAAAGTAGGAAATAGAGGAGTGTTACTGGGGTTATGACAATAAAAAGAAGTGAAATAATATTATTTAATGAAGATGGGAGCCTAAATGAAAAGGCTCTTATTTCATGTTTAAAAGAACATACTGAATCGATAGATAGATATAAATTACTACTAAACTATTACAATGGAGAGCAAGCAATTTTAAGTCGTAGAAAGAAACAAAAGGATCTATCAAATAACAGGCTTGTAATAAATCATGCTGAATATATAACAGATTTCTCAACAGCGTATTTTATAGGGAATCCAATCAAATATACATTTCCAAATGCTGATGAAAGAGAAGATGATGACGAATTATTAAAAGCTTTTAGAATTGCGAATATAGATCAAGTAGATACAGAATTATCAAGGGACTTATCAATATATGGAATAGGAATAGAATACATATATCAAGATAGAAATGGGAACACTAGAAGTACTAACCTAAGTCCAACAGAAGCATTTGTCGTAGTAGATGATACAGTTGAAGAAAACACATTGATAGGTGTCCATAGAATTATAAAAAGAGATGAAGACAATAAAGAAATAGATGAAGAAGTAAGAGTTATAACAGAAACGACTGAGTATGTATACACTTATAAAAATAACAAATTATCTCTTCTAGAAGATGAAACAAAAGAAAATATATTCAAAATGGTACCGATGATTGAATATTGGAACAAATCCAATCAAAAAGGAGACTTTGAGTCGGTAATACCTTTGATGGATGCATACAATGTACTTCAATCAGATAGAGTAAATGATAAAGAACAATTTGTTGACTCTTTACTGGTTCTTTATGGAACACTTGCTGGAGATACTACAGACGAAAAGATAGAAACAGCAAGGAGACTAAAAGAAATGGGATTATTAGAGTTATCAAACGATAATAGAGCAGAATACTTATCTAAGACATTCCACGAAACAGATGTAGAGTTATTAAGACAATCTATAGTAAGTGATATTCACAAGGTTTCTAAAGTACCTAATTTAACTGATGAGAACTTTGCAGGTAATTCATCTGGGGTAGCTATGAGATACAAGCTTTTAGGACTAGAACAATTAGCTCAGACTAAAGAGGGATACTACAGAATAGGACTTAAAGAACGTATAAAACTATATTCTGAAGTATTAAATATAAAAAATATACAAATAGCTGTAGATGATATTACAATAGATTTCACTAGATCACTTCCAGCAAACGAAACTGAAATAGGTAATCTAGTATTAAGTCTAAAAGATATAGTTTCTCAAGAAACACTACTTGGACAATTACCATTTGTAGACGATGTAAAATCAGAAATTGAAAGAGTAAACAATCAAAAGATGGAATCTATTAAACTTGCTCAAAACACATTTGGTGGCTATGACATTTCTGATGATGGTATAGAAGATGAACAGTAGTAAGTACTTTGAAAAACGTTCTGAAATGAGAATGAAAAAGGCTCATGACAAAGCTACTGTATCTATGGTACGAGTCAATAAAGCATATGATAATAGCTTATCCAGATTAAAAAAAGAAATTAGATCACTTACAAAAGAGTTTGACGGTATGAAACCAGAAGAAATAAGAGATTTTCTAAATGGACATATTAGTTATGACAGATATAATGAGTGGCTACAAATATACAAAACTACAAAAGATAAAGCAGTAAAAAAAGAAATGGAAAAGCTTATAAAAGCTAATGCTACAGGATTTAGGATTAGAAGAAAAGAAGCAATGCTAAGAGATATCGAGATGGAAAGACTTGCTATGACAGGAAGTCAACTGGATAACTTTGGTAGTCATTTAAGAAATGTTTATAAGTCTACATTAAATGAAACTGGATTTAAGGGAGTAAACAAAAACTTAATAGACGAAGCAATGAAGCATAACTGGGCTGGATCTAATTATTCTAAAAGGGTATGGCATAACAATAAAGTATTGGCAAAGAGAATAGAAACAAATCTATTTGAGTCTTTTATATCTGGAAAATCAAACAAACAAATAGTGGATGAATTAGAATCCCTTACAAATTTAGGAAGACATGCAGCAAATAGACTAGTAAGAACAGAAACATCATACATGGTAAACTCTGCAGACCTTGAAAGTTCAAAACAAAGAGGGATAAAAGCAAAGAAATTCGAAGCTACTTTGGATAGTAGAACATCTAAGGTTTGTAGAAGACATAATCAGAAGATAATACCAATAGATAAGATAAAGATAGGAGAAAATGCTCCTCCACTACATCCTTATTGTAGGAGTTTCTTGGCTGATGTATTAGAAGGCTGGGATTATGAAACGGATGAAGAATTAGAAGAGTTGATTAGTGAGGAGTATAAAGGTAATAAAGAATTAGAAAATAATAATGTAAACATTGAAGTTAATTCAAAAGATGGGTATAATATAAATAAAGATTTAGATTTAGGTAAACAACTTAATCATGTTTATGGGACAAACGAATTTAAGCAAAGGATAAAAAATAACATTGAACCTTCATACTATAATAACGAAATAGATACTATTGAAAAAGTGGGTTCAAAACTGATTGGAACTGGAGAATTAGTTATAGATAAAAACAATAGTGATTTAGCTAAAGAAAAAGTTATATCTGGGGATAATTTAGAAGCTTATGTGGTAAATAACATAACAGGTAAAAAAGTTAAAACTGATAGATCAGTCATTAGGTACAATAAGAAAAAAGGATGGCACATGTATCCTGATTACCCTAGAAAGGAAAAATAAAATGAAAACACTCACAATTAAAGATTTAGAGCTTGATGTACTCGAAAATAGATACGTTGGATTGAATTGCAAAATTTATTTGAAAGATGGTGAAGTTCTAGAGACACAAATAGATGGTTATACTTATGATGATGAACCTTTCTGCAACTATATAGAAATAGGAGAGGAAGAGATTCCATTTAATGCAATTGAAAAAATTGAAATTATTAACTAAAAGCACTTTAACAACTTACAGATGTAAGAAGTTACAGGTGCTTTTTTAATGCTTGAATTTGCTTCGGAGTAGTTCGGAGTATTTCAGAGTAGAGTTGAGAATAGGAGAAAATTATGAAATTAAAAGTAATACAAAACAAAAACAAAATTGGAAAACGAGTATTTATTGACGATTTTAATATTTCAAAAAATACAATGGACATAGAAATTGAAGATATAACACCTATCTCAATGACAGGAAGAGTTTCAATCAGAATGGTATTTGAAGAAATTGAAATTATAAAGGAGCAATAACCATGAAGAATAATTCAAATGATTATTTTTATATCTGGTATATCATTGGTTTTATCGTAACAACGGCTATATTAAACCTTTTGTTATGATATATATATAAGAATAGGAGAAAAATATGAAACTACATCAGAAGATATTATTACCGTTTATTAAGTTAGCAAATAAGTTGCTAGCTTTTTTTAATTGGAAAACTTAAATAAGAAAGGGGGTTACCGATATTGTTACTATTCAAAAGTAGAAAGTGAGGTGATCCATACTATCTCCCAAGCGATAGGGTTAAAATGCAATGGTCGGAACAACTCGAGAAAGCATTTCTCTACTTTAAGACAAATGTTTTTATTTTTAAGCGATTAATCAATAAAGATTAGTCGCTTTTTAATGTTTATAAAAGACCAGAACATGCCTAAAGTCTATAAACTGTGCAAGACTTCAAAAATATATAGTCAGACATGACTTTAAACGAGATAAGGAGAAAATATGGAAAATACACAAGAAGTGTTAAATGAAAATATCGAAAATAACTCAGTTAAAACAGAAGGTCAAGACGTCAACCAAGAAAAGGAAACTGAAAACAAAGATGTTAAATCATTTACACAAGAAGAATTAGACAAAATTATTAAGTCTAATGTTGATAGAGCTTTAGCAAAAGCAACTAAAGAAGCTGAAGAAAAACAAGAAGAAGCTAAAAGATTAGCTAAGATGAACGCTGATGAAAAAGCGAAGTATGAACTTGAGAAAAAAGAAGCTGATTTTGCAAGAAGGGAAGCAGAGCTTAACAAAAGAGAATTAACAGCTACTGCAAAAGATATACTTGCAGAAAAAGGGCTTCCACATAATCTACATACTATATTAAATTATGAATCAGCAGACACTGTGAATGAAAGTATAAAGGTTGTTGAAAAAGCAATCCAAAAAGCTGTTGAAAAAGCAGTAGAAGACAGACTAAAAGGAAACGCTCCTAAGAAATCAATAGGAACAAGTGAAGGAATAAATTACTTTGAAAGAGGAGCAAAAGTTAATTAAAAAGGAGATTAAATTATGGCAAACAATATACAAGCAGCAAAAAAATATATACCAGTATTAGATAAAATATATAAAACAGGATCTTTATCATCAGTGCTTGATGGTAATCCAGAATTAGCAAGAGAAGGGGCTAATGCAGGAGAGTTACTAGTAGCAAAAATGGTAGTTGATGGATTAGGTAACTATGATAGAACAAATGGTTATCCAAAAGGCGATGTAACATTAACATGGGAAACAATAAAAGCTGATTATGATAGAGGTAGAATGTTCACAGTTGATAATGTAGACAATCAAGACTCTGCAGATTTGGCATTTGGTCAATTATCAGATGAATTTATTAGAACTCAAGTAGTTCCAGAAATCGATGCAATGAGATTTGCAAAATATGCAACTACTGCAATTACTGCAACAAACAATAAAGAAGAAACATTGACTGATGGTCAAGCTGTAATCAAAGCATTAAGAGAAGCTGCAAATAAAATGGATGAAGAAGAAGTTCCAGAAGAAAGAGTGTTATTCATTACACCAACTCTAAAAGGAATGGTTGACGATTTAGATACTAATAAGTCTAGAGAAGTACTATCAGGGTTCACAAATGTAGTATCAGTACCACAAAAAAGGTTCTTTACAGAAATTGAATTGAAAGAAAAAGGATTTGGTAAAAAATCAGATGCAAAAGATATTAACTTCTTAATCGTTGCACAAGACGCAACTATCCAATATCCAAAACACCAAGCACCTAAAGTAGTTACCCCAGAATTAAACCAAGATGCAGATGCTTGGAAATTTGGTTATAGAATCGTAAGCGTAACTCAAGTTTATGAAAATAAAACAGCAGGAGTATACGTTTCAACTAAAGCGGCTTTATAGGAGATAGTATATGAAATTTAGAGTATTACAACCTATAGAAGATTTAGAAATTTCTGAAATCTTAAAAAAAGATGAAATAATTGAAAGAACAGGAAAAAGAGCAGAAGATTTCAAAGCTAAGCCTGATTTCTTTGAATTGATTGAAGATGATAAAGCTAAAGCTAAGAGTACTAAATCTAATAAAAAGGCAGGAGATAAGAAGTAGGAGGCTATATGGAAGCCTATAGAAAAATAATTAGAACTGATGATGATACGCTGGCTGAATTATATATTCAGCTGGCTACTCAAGCTATACTTGATTATACTAATAGAATTGAACCTTTGAATACGATGAAACCATTAATTGCAGAACTTGCTAATTTTTATGTTTTTGAAGAAAAAAGAAAAGGAATTAGTTCAAGGAGTGAAGGTGCAATTTCTGAATCTTATGAAGATTTATCAACGACTGGTGGAGTACCTGCATTTCTTAAAAATAGACTAGATAGATATGTAATTCTTCATATCGCAAAGCATAAAGGAGAATAATATGGAAGTAAGATTTGATAAAAAATATAAGTATTCTCCAAATGTTGTAATCGAAGATGAAGAAGCAAATAAAAAAGTTGTATATAAAGAAATGTTTGATATTAATGCATATATTTATCCTGCAGGTGGGCAAGTACAGGTAGAACAATGGGGTAAGGAATTACCATACATCTTTAATTTGTTGACTAATGAAGATAAGTTAAAAGAGGGGTATGGCATTGCTTTTAACTCTGATGAAGTTAATTACAAAGTAGTTAGCATTAAGCCTTACACAAACCATTTTTTATGTGAGATTAAAAAGATATGAGTATCAAAGGTTTAAATAATTTAGAACGTAAATTCAGACAACTTAGAGATATTAACATAAAACCTATAATTGAAGATGCTAGTGCAAGAGTTAGAGATGAAGCTAGAAAAAATGTAAGAGTTGATACAGGAGAACTTCAAAATTCAATAACTTATAGGTTGGAAGATAAAGGTAACGGAAATTGGAGAGGTGTAATCTTTACAAATAAAGAACATGGTTTGTACGTTGAATTAGGAACGGGACCAGTTGGAGAAGCTAATCATATTGGAATTAGTCCTGAGATTAAACCAATGTATAGTCCATCTCCTTGGGTTTACTATGATAAAGATAAGAAACAATTTTTCTATACTCATGGTCAACCTGCAAAACCATTCTTATATCCTGCACTTCATGACAATAAAGATAAGATTAAAAAGTTTATTAAGTATAGAATTAAAAAAGAATTAAGAGAGGCATCAAAATGATAAATTTTAAGCCTGAAATAGTAAAGATTTTAAAAAAAATAACAAATAACGTATCGGAAACTTATCCAGATGATTGGACTAAGCTTCCGATTATTATTTATGAAGAAGAAAACAATACACCACATACCACAACGTCTGTAGGCGAATCTATGACGCTTTTAAGGTATAGGATAGACATTTACTCAAATGAATCTACAAGTGTCTTAAAATCGAAAATAAACGATGAAATGACAAGTGCTGGATTTACCAGAGCATTTAGTTTAGATACAAACGATATAAGCAATAGACGTCATACGATAATGCGATATGAAGGTGTAATTGATTTAGATAATAATAAAATATATAAAAATTAAAGGAGATTAAAATATGTTAGCAAATGGGATTACATTAGGACATGCTAAATCAGCAGAAGGTCCATATACATTAATTGATTGTTTGAAAAAAGTACCAGATTTAGGAACTGATCCAGAGATGGTAGAAAATACTCAATTAAATGCAAAAAATAAACAATATGAAATTGGTGTTGGAGATGCTGGAGAATTTGAATATACATTTAAGTATTTAGACAATACTAAAGAATCTGAAATTAGAACACTTTTAGAAATGTCAGACGCTAAAAAAGTAGTGTATTGGGAACATAAACTTCCAGATGGAACAGCGTTCCAATTTGGTGGAACACCATCAGCAAGACTTGTAGGTGGAGAGCTTAATACACCAGTAGAGTTAGTACTTAAAATAGCAATATCCACAGATTTGACAAGAAAAGACCCAGTAGGAATGTAATTAGATAATAAGGAGATAATATGATAGAACAAATTAGAGCGCCTTTTGCGATTTGGAAGATAGGTGAAAAAGAATATAAATTAAAACTAAAAACAAGTGAGATTGAAAGACTTGAAAGGCAATATGGCATAGGTAATATTATGAATCCTATGCTAAGTGCAGGAGAAACTCAATTACCATCACTTGTATACATGCTTGACATAATTCATGGAGCACTTCAAAAATATCATCATGGGTATTCAAGGATTGATGTATCAGATTTATACGATGATTATTTAGATACAGGTGGGAATCAAACTGAACTTATAAAAGTAGTTATGGATATATTTAGAACATCTGGTTTTTTCCCAAGTCAGAGCGAAAAAAAGGGAGAAATTCAAACACCTCAAGAGTAAGTAGTCGCTCTAATTTAGAATCAATCTACTTACTTCATGATGAATGCGTAAAATCTGGCATGACATCTGAAAAGTTCTGGGAAATGTCTTTAGATGAAATAGATCTATACTTTGAACAAATCAAAATAAATAGAAAAAAAGAATTAAATGATATACAAACCTTAGCGACACTGATTACAAACGGTGTCGCTATTTGTTTAAATGGATCAGATAAAGTAGAAAAAATATCAGTATACGATATGTACGAAGATATATTCGAAGAAGATTTAATGAAAGCTAAAGAAAAACAAAAACAGATAGATTTAGAAGTCCATAAAGCAAAAATGAATGCTTTTATGGCTAGATTTAACGCAAGAAGAAAGGAGGTGTAAATGGAAACTTTAGAAGAACTAAGAGTCTTAATTCATGCTGAATTAGATCCTTATAAAAAAGAGATGAAGCAAATAGTTAACGAAACTAGAAACACATCAAATGCAATTCAAAAAGAAACTGGAAATATTAAAAAGGCTTTTCAATCTATGGGAAGCTATATAAAACGAGCAGTAATTGGACTTGGATTAGTTAAGTTTGGAAAACAAGCATTAAACCTTGCTTCAGATGTTGAAGAAACAGAAGCGGTTCTTGAACTTGCTTTTGGTAATATGCGAAACTACGTTGATGATTTTGCTAAAAATTCAATTAGAACTCATGGTATGAGTGCATTATCTGCTAAACAAACTGCAGGAGATTATATGCTCATGTCAAAGGGTATGGGCATGGTTGATGAAAATGCAGCTAAGATGTCAGTAAATGTAGCTAAACTTTCAGCAGATATGGCTTCACTTAAAAATACATCTCAAGATATGGCAAAGACTGCTCTTAATGGTATTTGGACAGGGGAAACAGAAGCTCTTAAAAAATACGGTGTTGTAATGACACAAGCTAACTTACAAGAGTATGCATATACTCAAGGTATTAAAACTAAAATAGCTAATATGACTCAACAAGAGCAAGTAATGCTTAGATACTCATATGTAATGAACTCAATGTCCATAGCAAATGGAAACTTTATCCGAGAAAGTCAAGGATGGGCTGCTCAAACTAAAATACTAGGAGAGCAATGGAAAGAGTTGCTAACTATAATAGGTCAAGGTCTTACAGTTGTTTTACTTCCAGTTTTAAGATTTATAAACAAAATAATGAGTGGTTTGATTGCACTAGGTAAAGTAGTAGGTCAAGTATTTTCAAGTATATTTGGAATGAAAGGTAGTTCTGAAAAAACGTCTAAAGTAATAGACCCTGTAAATACTTCTGTAAATACATTAAATGATACATTAGGAGATATAGATAAAAAAGGGACTAAAGGATTAAACAATTTAGGTAAATCTGCAGAACAAGCTGGTAAGAAAGCAAAAGGAGCCTTGGCAGGATTTGATGACTTAAATGTTTTAACCAATCCAGAAAAAAATACCAATCTTAAAAATCCGACAATTGGAGCTGGTGGAATAGGAACTGATGGAGTCGGAGGTATTGGAACATTAGGAAATATTCCAGACTTAAGCGAAGGAATAAAAGCACCGAATATAGATACTTCATGGGTTGATAAGTATGTAGAAAAGATTAGAAACGGTCTAGAAAAAGCAAAACGTTTCTTTGATGAACATAAGGCTGGTATTATAAGTGCTATTGCAGGAATAGTAACTTTTATAACTATTATAGTTTTATCAAAATTCCCGACACTAACATGGGCTTTAACTCATCCAATAAAATCAGCTAAGGGTATATGGTTTATGGGTATTGAATCAATAAAAGGTGCAATTACTGCATTGTCAACAACTACTATATTTATAGCTGGAGCAATAGCTTTAGTTGTTGGTGCAGTAGTTTATTTATGGCAAACATCCGAAAGTTTTAGAAATTCAGTACTTGATACATGGGAAAAAATAAAAGATTTATTCACAACTGTATTTGAAGGTGTCAAAAAAGAACTTATGGAATTCTGGGAAGAATACGGACAACCTATAATGCAGGGATTATCTGATGCTTGGGAAAACTTTGTTAATATTGTTGATAGTTTATGGCAAGGTATATTAAAACCCATTGTTGATGCAGGAATAGAAATGTTAGAAATATTATGGACTAATAAATTACAACCTCTGTTTAAAAAAACACTAACTAAATTAGGTGAAACTATGAAAGTGGTTCTAAAACTATGGAATGAAATATTAGCACCACTAATTCAATGGTTAATAGATATATTAAGTCCAGTAGTAAAATTTGTGACTGATGCATTTGTAAAAGCATGGGAATTTGTATTGACTGCAATAAAGCCATATTTTGATGGAATAAGTATATTAATTAAAGGTATAAGTAATTTCTTACAAGGTCTAATTGATTTTGTTAAAAACGTCTTTATAGGAGACTGGGATAAAGCTTGGGAAAGCCTAGAAAAAGCATTTACAGAATTGTGGGATGGCATAAAGGGATATATAAAAGGAGTTTGGGATTCTATCTTAAATATATTCGTAGGAGTAGGAACATGGTTCTACAATAACGTCTTAAGTCCTATAACTTCAGTATTTACAAATGCGTTTAATTCTATAGGTAATTTTATTTCAGATAAATGGAATTGGATTTTAGGATTGTTTACAAAAGGTGGTAAATTCTTTAGTGGAATTGCCGAGTCAATAGGTGGAGTATTTGTAAACATTGTAAATGGTTTAATATCAGGAATTAACTGGGTAATAGCCCAACCATTTAGTTTCTTAAATGGAATATTAAATAGTATTTCTGAATTTAGTATATTAGGCGGTCGTCCATTTGGTTGGATAGGATATAATCCACTTCCAGTTCCACAAATTCCATATTTGGATGTAGGAACAAACTATGTTGCTCGTGATGGACTTGCTATGATTCACGAAGGTGAAGCAGTAGTTCCAAAAAAATACAATCCAGCAATTAATGGAAATAATGAACAAATTGAATTATTAAAAGAACAAAATTCATTACTTAGATTGTTGCTTGAAAAAGATAACTCAGTTTATCTTGATGGAGACAAATTACATCAAAGTAATGAGAAAAGAAAAAGACAAGAATTTGAGCGTTATGGATACGCTTATTAGAAAGGAGTAATACTATGAAAATATTAGTAATTAATGGAGTAGATATTACTCCTTATATTGCTTTAAAAGGTTATAATTTCAGTATTGAAGATTTAGATGCGAGTGCTGAAAGGTCTATGTCTGGAACTTTGACTAGAGATAGGGTAGCTAGAGTTCCAATAATTGAAGTTACAACTGTGTCTATGCTTAAACAAGCTGATGTTGCTAAAATAAGAAACGCATGTAAGCCAGCTAGGATAAGATGTGAATTTTATAATCCAGAAGTAGGAACATTAAACGAGCATTATTTTTATGCGAAAATTAAAGGTGGAAGTATCTATTCTACAAGTAAAGGGTATCCAGAATTTGAAGCTATGACTATAAGTCTTAAAGGGTTTGGGGGTATTTAATGATAATTGATGATGAACTAAAAATGGGATTTACAAGTATCGAAAGAGAATTAGATTATTATATCGAAATAAACGGATTTAAGTATAGCTCTATAGACTTATTAAAAGACTTAAAAGTAAATATAAAAGCCGATAAAGATGGTATCTGGATAGGTAGAGCAATTCCTAAAATGTTAAATGCAGAAATAATTAATAATGGGGATGTTATAAATGCAGGAGATGAGATTAAACCTTATTTTGGTGTTAAAATAGGAGACTCTTATAAATATATAAATGTGGGTACGTTTTATGCTCAAACTCCAGAATTAACAGAAGATAGAAAAATAATAAAAGTAGCAGCATATGATAAGTTCAAAAAAGCTCAAACACTTAAATATGGAGATATATCATATCCTACTACAATAAATAATATTGTTGATTTAATAGCTTCAAAATTAGAAGTACAAGTAGATAAAACAAACTTAATGTTTTTAGATTATACAATTAAAAAAGAAATCTTTTTTGGAAAAGATAAGACTGTGATTGAATTGATAAATGCAATAGCACAGATGAATATATGTTTTGCATATCTAGATTATGACAATATATTGAAATTTAAAAGACCAGAAAGAGTAGTAACATCACTTAGTGCAAATAATGTATTTAAGGCTAGGATTAAAAATTATCAAGACAATTATGATGCAGTAGTAATAAGTAGACAGCCACAAAATGATGATGTAGTACAAAAAATGAGTCAATATCAAGTAAATTCAGTAGAAGTAAAACTCTCTAATAATCCAATTTTGGATTTGGATAGAGAGTTTTTTGCAAATTATTTACTTGGTACAGCGATAGGAATACCACCTCATTATGGACTTGAAATCTTAGAAATGCAATCTAATCCACTTTTAGAAATTGGAGATTTGGTTTTCTGGGGAAATAAAGCTGTTTTAGTTTTAGAACATGAAATCACTATGTCAAGATCTATTCTAAAATCACAAATTGCAGAAAAAACTGAAACAGACTTCAAGAAAGCAAAAGGCATTGAAAACTTAGCTATTAATACAGAATTGTATGTAGATAAGGTTAAAAATGAAATTGTAGCAAAAATAGGCGATGAAGTTGAAAATAAAGTTGTTGAATTAAAACTTGATGAAAAAGGTATTGCTCAAAGAGTTAAGACAGTTATTGAAGAAAATAAAGATGAACTTAAAGGAGATACTGGTCCACAAGGACCAAGAGGTCCTCAAGGTCAAAGAGGAATACAAGGATTAAATGGTAAAGATGGTAAAGATGGACAAGATGCAGAATTTAACTTAGTTAGCTTGATTAATCAAGAAAAAGGATACCATTTGTATGGGGGTAATACTAGAACTAATGCATTTAAGCATAATACATCTTCATACATTCCTATTAAACCAAGCGAATTATATACTTTAAGCAAAGACACATCTAGAGTAACATCAGACCAATATTTAAGATATGCGTTCTATGATTCTAATAAACGATATATTAGCCAATCACAAACTGATATGGATTTATTTAGTATTACTACTCCAAGTAATGCTATTTTTATGAGAATATCATATCCTGATGACTCAAAGCCTATGCTAGAAATTGGAGAAAAGAAAGAAAGAGATTATTATCCAAATCCGAAAGATACAGTAGCTATATCGGAATTTGAAGCTTATCAAACTATTACAAATGAAGGTATTGCTCAAAAAGTAAGTCTATCAACCTATAATTCTAATAATAACAAAATTGATACTAGATTTGCTGAAACAAAGCTATATATAGACGATAAGATAAGTACGTATAAAGTTACTGCAGATAATATCAAGCTTGAAGGTTATACTACTATAAATGGTGGTTTTAAGGTTGATAACAAAGGAAATGTGATAGCTACATCTGGTCAGATAGGAAGTTGGAATATTAGCGATAAATTTTTATGGTCTGGAAGTGGTAGCAATTATGTAAGATTTTCTGGTGCTGATGGATATGCTCCATTTTTGGCAGGTGGAGATGATTGGAGTAGTGCATCTTTTGCAGTATCCTCAGATGGATTAATAAAAGCTACTAACGCTCATGTTTCAGGAACTATCAACGCTAAAAGTGGAACTATCGGTGGGTTTAACATTGATAATAATACTTTATATGCTGGTAGCGGATCTTCTTATGTAAGAATATCTGGAGCAAGTGGTTACACCACTATCTTAGCTGGTGGTTCTGATTGGAATAGTGCCAAATTTGCAGTATCTAGTACTGGAACATTAAAGGCAGAAGGTGCAAACATTTCAGGGACTATAACAGCTAAGTCAGGGAGTATAGGTAATTGGAATATTAATGATAATGGAATATATCGTTCAGGCAATGGCTATTACGTTCATATTATGCCTACAAATAATTACCCAATATTTTTTGGAACAGATTCAAACAATTCAAGGTTTAGAGTAACACAAACAGGTACGGTACTCGCTCGTGCTTTTACACTTGAAGGTGGAAAAGTTGGGGGAACTAATGTCTATAGCTCATATATGAGTGGTGGCAGTTGGAATAGTGCTAACGGTTCAGGTTCATTTAGTGGAAGTGCTAATTTTAGTAGTGGTAGCTATACAGGATCTCTATATTCTTCAAATGGAAGACTTGGGGGAAGTAATTTCAGTAGTGCAGACTCAACGACTGTTTTTGCAGGGACGGTAAGAGCAGGTGGTTTAATAACAAAATACATTGATTTAGAAGGTGGATATATTGTAGGTGAATATAATCCTGGTCTTAGAAATTATACAAAAGCAAGGCTTAAAATTGGAAAATGGGAAATCGAAAACTCGGATATTAGACTTAAAGAAAACATAAAAGAGTTAGATTATGAATTTAATAAATATATCTATGATATACCAATAATTAAGTATACCTATAAATCAGATGACAAACACAATCCACAAGTTGGAGTAAATGCAAATTATTTAATGAAGATACTGCCAAATTATATGGCTAAAACCTTTCTACATCAAGATGAAATTACAGGACTTTATGGAGCAAACTATGAGCTCTTAACACCTTATTTAATTAAGGTAGTACAAGAGCAAAATGAAAGACTAAAGAAGTTAGAGGAGAGATTGAATGGCTGAAATTGTTTCAATAATTTTAAGAAAATTTGAAGATAAATGGGAAATTGGTGTAGTTAGAGATGATGACTATACTGAAAAAAAAGAGACAGATACAGAAAAATATCAAGATATAATTGATGAAATAGTTAAAATTGCTGAAACTATAAAAAGTGAAGAACAGAAATTAATTGAAAATCTTGAAAATGAAAAAAAAGAAATACTTAAAATCATAACTGAAAAGACTCCTGATGAAGAAAAGATAGAATTAATAAATTCTTATCCTCTATGGAGTCCAAACGGAGTAGAATACTGGTCGGATATGGAAATACCTTATGTTGTTTATCCAGATTATGAAACAGGGAGTTTATATAAAGTGATTTCTAAAGATAAAGTAAAGAGTCAATTTGATTGGAATCCTCAAGTTGCAGTTAGTCTTTTTAAGAAAATATTACCACCAAATGTAATAGCAGAGTTTGGTAAAAACTTAGATGGCAGTAAAAGAAACTTAGCAACAAATCCTTACATGATAAATGAAAAATGTATAGAAGATGGATATATCTATAGTTCACTTATTGATAATAATGTGTGGGCTCCATCAAACTATCCTACAGGATGGGAAAAAGAAAGAGAGGTTTAATTATGGAAATTAAAGTTGAAGATCTACTAGAAATAATAGGTGATTTATCAAAAGAAAATGCACTGTTAAAGGTGCAAATAAAAGCCCTTTTAAGAAAACAGGAAGAAAAGGGGGATAAGGAAAATGAACCAAGCACAAATTAATTTTATAATGGATATCCTATTTCCTATAGGCACTTTTGCAATAGGCGTAATGGGAATGTATATATCTTATTTAAAAGGCAAACAAGATTTAAAGAAAATGCAAAAAGAGCAAATACTAAAAGAAAAGCAAGTAGAAGATACTATTAAAAATGCTAAACTTGCTCTTGAACTTGCAACTAAAAACGCACAAAGAATTGATACAATTGAACCTAAACTAGTTTTACAAGATATTCAAAATAAACTGGTACTGAAAGCACTAGTAAATATGATGAAATCTTTAAAAGAGCATGGTATTAATGGAAAAACTGATGAAAGTATAGAAGAAATCGAAAATTATTTGATAAATAACTAGATTTACTTGTATAAGCGTTTATTCAGTTATTTAAAGGGTTTTAATTAAAAGACATACAAATACATGACTAAGGATTTAAAAACGTCTTATACTTGATTTTATAAGGTGGTTTTTATCCTATTTTATATAAAAAAAAATATAGGAGGTAAAATTGACTGTAATTAGATTTAATGCAGGTCATGGAAAAGGTAAAAAGTATAATAGGGGTGGAATTAAGTTTAACGAAGGTGACGAAAACTATAATTTTACAGGTTTACTATTAGAAAAATTATCTTCCTATGATGTAGATGCAAAAGAATTAAGACATACAAAAGGTAACGGTGAGTTTGAGAGAGATTGGGATACGATAAGAAATTGGGGTAGCGGTGCAGATTTATTTTATTCAGCACACTCCAACGCTTTTAACGGTCAGGCAACTGGAGTAGAAGTGTTTTTAAGTTATAAGTCAATTAAATATTATAACTTTGCAAAAGAACTAACAGAAGTTATCTCTAAAACTTTAGGAATATATAATCGTGGAGTTAAATTTCAAAATAGAAATACAGGATCATACGAAACATATCCTCAAGCAAATTCAAGTAAGAATGACTGGTTGAATGAATTGTATCTTAACAAAGCTAAATGTGTATTGCTTGTAGAGCATTTCTTCCATGACAATATAAATGATACTAATAGTTACCTTAAAAACAGAGATAAGTTAGCTAATGAAATTGTTAAAGTAATTGCTAAACATTTCAATTTAAAATTGAGAAATAGTGTAAAAGTAAAATCAAATTCAAATAAAAGCAATTTAGCAACAATCAAAGTATCAGCACTTAATGTTAGAAAAGAACCAAACACTAAGTCAAAGATAGTAACAGTAGTTAAGAAAAATGAAGTTTATACAATTGTTGAAGTAAAAGGAAATTGGGGCAAGTTGAAATCGGGTGTAGGTTGGATTTATTTACCTATGACAGATTTTAAAACTTCAAAATATACAACTGGGTTGTATCAAATAACTTCAAGAGCATTAAATATTAGAAAAAAACCTAGTTCAAAATCTGAAATAAACGGGGTTATTAGAGATAAAGGTGTATATACAGTTGTTGAAGTAAAAGGAAGTTGGGGCAAGTTAAAATCAGGTGCAGGTTGGATTCATCTTGCATACACAACAAAGATAAAATAAGGAGATAATATTATGGAAAATACATTATTAATAATATCAATAGCTATATTAATTGAAGCATTAGTTACTTATGCAAAAGAAATAAAAGAAACACCAGTATTAATAGGTACTGTTGCAGTTGGTATCGTGATAGCATACTTATTCAATGCAACACTATTTAATAGTTTAGGAATGGAAGTTAATCACTATGCAGATATAGTATTAACTGGTATAGTTGCAAGTAGGGGTTCAAATTATTTATATGATTTAATAGGTAAGTTTACAAATATTAGTAAAGAGTAGGTTGTATTCCTACTCTTTTTTTGTTTTAAACAATATGTAGAAACGTTTATCAAGTGTGCACATCATGTAGTACTATTATTAATCATAATTTAATGTTATTATTAATGTGAATAGTAATAAAGAAGGAGGGAGAGATATGGCAAGCGTTTATGATGTGGCTAATTGGTTTTTAACAAAAGATAGTTTGACTCCCAAAAAAATACAAAAATTAACTTATTATTATTATGCTTGGGGATTTGCACTATATGAAGAACCTATGATAGAAAATTGCGATTTTAAAGCTTGGGTACATGGACCCGTAAATTCAGATTTATATGATAAATATAGAAAGTATAGATGGAATTATATACCTAAGTATGAAGGTAAAACATATGAATTTAATGAAAAAGAACAAGAGTTGCTAGAGTCTGTGTGGTTAACATACGGAGATAAGAGTGCAAATGAATTAGAAGCTTTAACTCACAAGGAAGCACCATGGATTAAAGCTAGAAATGGGATTGATGACAGCGAATTATCTAACAATATAATATCACCAGAAGATATGAAAAATTATTATTACTCTATCTATGCAGGTGAACAGGGTGACTAAACTAAGTCAAAATATACAAAGCCCAAAAGGTACTAGGTTAACGAGCAAAAAAGATATTACTTTTAAAATCGCTATTGAAGAAAAGCTTGATAATGGATATGATTTCAAAAAAATGAAACAAGAGCATATAAAGTCTTTCCACAATTTTTTAGAAGAAACAATATATAAGGAATTAACAATAACTAAAGTAGAAAAATTATTTTTAAGAACTAAAGGAAAATTCAAAAATAGTAGACGATTTAATGGAAAAGAAGTTGAAGAAATACATTTAGGAAAAGATAGAGATCCTTTTAGAATATTTGGTTATTACAAGTCCGATTATTTTGTAATAACTAGAATAGATCCTAAACATAAAACTCATAAATAAAATTTTTTAGATTATTATATGTTATTAATTATATAGCTAAAAATGTTAAAGAGTAGGTTATATCCCTACTCTTTTTTTTATGCGAAAATTGAAAAAAAAGTGTTGACATAGTAAACTTACTATGATATAATATAAGTATAGAAAGGGGGATAAAATGAAATTTGAGCAAGAGAATGGAGAAATAATTGAAACTGAAATGACTAATGAAATTGTAAGAATGTTAATAAAATCTATAATACAAATCTTAAAAGATGATAATGTAAATTCTGAAACAATAAAAAAGATTGAAAGCCTACTGAACAAATAGAAATTTCAATCTTTAACAAATATCAATCGGGAGTCTTGCTCCTCCTGATTGATTAAATTATATATCAAGAGCAATGAACAGTCAATATAAAGGAGAAAATATGACTAAAAAAAGAGAAGCGGTATATAATCCAGAGGCGGATAAAAGATGGAACGAAAAAAATAAAGAGAGAAGAAATTATTTAGGTCAAAGGTCATCAGCAAGAAGCTTTATAAGAAACAGAGCTACACTTGAAGACTTGGAAGAATTAAAACTATTAATTAGAGAACGAGAAGAGAATTTGCGTGAAGTAGAAAATGAATAGTCTACGCATAGGTTACAAAAAACCTTTGAAATGCTGATGTTTACTAGGGTCACAATTTTCAAAGAGATAATTTTATATTACAAATTACAAAGCGTTGGATTTATTTCCAACGCTTTTTTTATATCCAAAACATCTTACAGTAAGAGACGAATAGAATTCTAAGTTACATTTTAAGCATTTAAACCTTAATAAACTGCAGTAAAATAGAAATCACTATAGTTACTTTTTAACTTATCTAAAATATATTGAAAAAGATTTTTTTGAAAAATTGCAAAGGTTTTCATTTTTAGTTAAATATATATTAATATTATGTTAAAATATATATTATACTGATAAAATATTTAATATTTAAAATAAAAAAACAAATCCGAAGATTTGTTTAGTCCGCCAATGCGAGCTTCACAGCGATGTGAATAAATTTTTATTTGAACTTATGATGTAATCTCATATAGGTATTAATGAGATACTTATATTATTTCAAATAAAATAGTTTTTGTCAATGATAAGGAGAAATAATGGTAAAGAAAGATTATTACATTGGGTTAGATATAGGTACAAGCACTATAGGGTGGGCAGTTACTGATGAGGAATATAATTTAATGAGATCTAAAGGAAAGGACTTATGGGGTGTAAGATTTTTTCAAGAAGCTCAAACTGCTGCTGATAGAAGAGTTCATAAATCTAATAGAAGAAGATTAATGAGAAGAAATTCAAGACTACAAATATTAAGAGAAATTTTTGAAGATGAAATTTCAAAAGTAGACCCAGAATTTTATGAAAGAATGGATGAAAGTAAATATTGGGTTGAAGATAAAAAAGTAAGTGGAAAGTATTCTTTATTTAATGACAAAAATTACACAGATAAAGATTATTTCAAAGAATATCCAACAATTTTTCATTTAAGAAAATCCTTAATTAAACATGAAAAGAAAGCTGATATTAGACTTTACTTCTTAGCTATTAATCAAATTATGAAAAGAAGAGGGCATTTTCTAATCGATGGAAAATTAAATAATGTTACAGACATAGAGCCATTAAAATTGCAATTTATAAGCATACTTAATGATAAATATATTGAAGAAATAGATGAAAATTTTATTGATGAAGCATTTGATATTATTTCCGATATTAATGAAAAGAAAACAAATAAAAAGAATCAAATCAAACAATTACTTAATAGATATAGTTTTTCCAAAGATGAAAGTAAAGTCTTAAAAAATATTTTTGAATTAATAATATCCGGAAAAGGAAAAGTTAAAAATATTATTGATGATGAGAATATAGCTGAAAAACTTAAAGATGATAAGAAAGAAGATTTTTTATTATCTGGTGAAGCATATGAAGAAAATTTGGATTATTTCGAATCGGTTTTAAGTGAAGATATTTTATTATTTACAACAATAAAAAGCGTTTATGATTTTACACTATTGCAAGATATATTACGTGGAAGTGAGTTTCTATCATTTGCACAAGTTGAAAGATATAACGAACATAAAAAATATTTAGAAAAGTTAAAACTAGTTATAAAAAGATATGATAATACTAAAGAAAGAAAGTTATATAACGAGATATTTAAGAGTATTGATAATCCAAAAGGTTATGTGGCATATTTAGGTCATCATGAAAAAAACGGAAAGAAAACTGTAGTCAAAAAGATTACAAATCAAGAATTTGCAGATTACATCAAAAAGATGCTTAAAGAAAATACAGATTTAAATGATAATGATGTAAAAGATATTTTGAACAAAATTGAAAAAGATGAGTTTCTACTAAAACAAATTTCATCTAAAAACTCAGTAATTCCTTATCAAATTCATCAATTTGAATTAGAACGTATACTTGATAATTTAGTAAAAGACTATCCTTCATTCAATGAGATTGAAGAAGGTTTTACAAAAAGAGATAAAATATCCAAAACTTTCTCATTTAGAATCCCATATTATGTTGGACCATTAAATGACTATCACAAAAATAATGGTGGAAATGCGTGGATTTTTAGAAACAACGATGAAAAGATCAAACCGTGGAATTTTGAACAAGTAGTAAATCTTCATAAAAGTGAAGATGAGTTTATTAGACGTATGCTAAATAAATGCACTTATTTACCGAGTGAAACAGTGTTACCAAAATCTTCTTTACTATATTCAGAATATATGGTTTTAAACGAATTAAATAAATTAAAGATAGGTGATAGTTATTTATCTGTTGATGTTAAAGCTGATATTCTAGAAAATTTATACAGAAAAGATCCTAGAGTTAGTTTGAAAAAAATTAGAGAATATTTAATAAGAACAAATAAAGCTGAACCAAACGATTTTCAAAAAGGAGAAACTAATCAAGAAATTAAATCAAACTTAAAATCATATATTGATTTTACTAATATTTTGAAAGATAAATTTGATTATGAAATGGTTGAAGATTTAATTGAAAAAATAACAATTCATACAGGTAATAAAAAACTTTTAACTAAATATATTAAAGACACATATAGTAATTTAACCGCTTATGAAATAAAAGAAATAACTAGTTTAAAATATAAGGATTGGGGAAGATTATCTCGTAAGCTTTTAGTAGGCATAAAAGAAACTAATTTAGAAACAAATAGACAAGATTCCATTATTAATTTTATGCGACTAACGAATGATAATTTTATGCAAATCGTTGAAGGACCGAAATACACATTCAAAGGCTATATTGAAAAAGAAAGATTGTCAGGACTTTCAGATAATTTAGATTATGATGTAATAGATTCTTTATATGTATCACCTTCAGTCAAGAAAATGATCTGGCAAGTACTTAAATTAACTGAAGAATTAGTTAAAGTGCAAGGATATAAACCTAAAAAAATATTTATTGAAATGGCAAGATCTGATGAAGAAAAAAAAGAAACTGTTTCAAGAAAGAATAGACTTCTTGAACTATATAAAGCAATTAAGAATGATAAGGAATCATTAATAGCAGATTATGAATATGATAAATTAATAAAGGGAATTCAGTCTACAGAAGAATCTGATTTTAGAAGTAAAGTTTTATTCTTATACTATTCTCAACTTGGTAAAGATATGTATACAGGTGAGAATATTGATCTAAACCATATGTTTGATAAGACGATATATGATATAGACCATATAATACCAAGACGTATGAAAAAAGATGATTCTATAACAACAAATTTGGTTTTAGTTAATAAAAAGTCCAATCAGGATCAAAAAAAGGATATATATCCAGTACCAAGTACTATTAGAAATAATCCAAAAGTATATAATTTGTGGAAATTGCTTGTAGATAAGGAATTTATAACTAAAGAAAAATATAATAGACTGATTAGAAAAGATGAACTTACTAATGAGGAACTTGCAGGATTTATAAGTAGACAGTTAGTAGAAACTAGACAATCTACAAAGGTCGTAAAAGAATTATTTGAAAAGTATTATTCAGATATAAAGATTATTACCGTTAAGGCTGGAATAGTTAGTGAATTGAGACATGATTTTAATGTGTTGAAATCTAGAGAAGCAAATGATTTACATCATGCTCATGATGCATTCTTAAATATAATAGCTGGGGATGTATGGAACAAAAAATATACTTCAAATCCATTAAACTTTGTAAAAGAAAATAGGAAATCTAAACAAGTAAATTATTCATTAAATCATATATTTGAGAAGCAACAAAAAGTTAGAGATAAAATTATTTGGGAGCCAGATAAGGGTAAGGAATTAATTATAAAAACGTTAAACAAACCTTCTGTTCTAACTAGTAGTGAAGCTTTTGAACAAAAGGGTGCGTTATATAATGCAACAATTATAGGTAAAAAAGACTTTAAGAAAAATACAAAATATCTACCACTTAAGAAAGATGAAAGATTATCCGACATAAGCAAGTATGGTGGTTACAGTAGCTTAACCGGTGCGTATTTCTATTTGGTAGAACATACTGTAAAAGGAAAGAGAATAAAAACTATTGAATTTGTGCCATTACATTTATCAAATGAGATAAAAGAAGATAAAGATAAACTATTAAAATATTCGACAGATGAATTAGGGTTAATTAATCCTGAAATAATTATAAAAAAAATAAAGTATAAAACTGAAATAGAAGTAAATGGTTTTAGATATCTTATATCTGGTAGGACTGGTAATCAAATTATATTAGAACCTAATATGCAAAGTTTCTGGAATATTGAAGAATTAAACATATTAAAAACTTTACAAAATAAATATGAAAAGGGGATGTTTAGTAATACGGATAAAATTGAAGAGAATGATATATTCAATATGAAATTAATATTGAATAAACTTATACAAAAATTATCATCATTACCATATATTAATAGAATTAATATGCCGGTGATAGATAAAAGTAAAATTGATGACGTTAAAGTTTCTGAATTATTTATTATAATAAATAATTTATTAATTTTATTAAATAAGACTGTAATGGCTTCAGATTTATCTTTAATTGGTTTAGCTAAGGCATCTGGAAGAACTTTACTGTCAAAAAATATAGAAAAATATAATTCTTTTATGATAATACAAAAATCGATTTCAGGTATATATGAAAAGAAAATAAGGATAATATAA